GCCGGCGGCCTCGTACTTCCACGTCCGGCTGTCGCCGGTGACGCAGCAGCGCCAGCTCGGCCGCCGCTATCGGCGCACCTACAGCTTCGAGATCGTGCTCGCGGCGCCAACGCCCGATGAGCGGCTCGAGGCGGCCGACGCGCTGCTCTATGAGCTCGTCTACATCGAGGTCGACGGCATGCCCTGCCGGGGCAGCGGCCTGAAGCATGAGCTGGTGGGCGGCGTGCTGCGCGTCTATGCGCAGTACGAGCTGCAGCTGATGCGGGAGGCGGCGGAGGAGGCGAGGATGGACAAGCTGGCACAGGAGGGGAAGATCAAGCATGGCTGAGCAACGAATCGAAGCAAGTCGCACGGATGTCTACAGCACCGAACAGCTCCATCGCTCGCAAGCGATGAGCGGCTGGAACCGGGATGTGCTGCAGGCAATCCTGAAGACGCAAGGCGCCTGCACCGTGCAGGAGGCAGAGCAAGCGATCCAACAATTCATGACAAGGGAGGCCAACTAAATGGCTGGAGGTACATGGACCACACAAAACAAAGTAAGACCCGGCGTATATATTAACTTCGAAAGCGAGCCGAGACCACTCGGCAGCGTCGGCGAGCGAGGCATCGTCGCGATGGCGCTGACACTGGGCTGGGGGGAGCCGAAGCAGCTGATCCGCATCGCCGCTGGCGAGAATGTGGAGCGGACGCTTGGCTATTCGCTGGCAGCGCCGGAGCTGAAGCTGGTGCGCGAGACCCTGAAGCGGGCGCAAACCTTGCTGCTCTATCGTCTCAATGACGGCACGAAGGCTGTAGCCAACCTTGGCGACCTGTCCTTCACCGCGAAGTATAGCGGCGTGCGGGGCAACGATCTGGCGATCCGCGTCCAGGCGGATGTCGACGCGGAAGATGCGTTCGTCGTGACGACGCTGTTGGCTGGCGCGACAGTCGATACGCAGACGGTGACTGCCGCAAGCGAGCTGCAGGATAACGACTGGATCGTCTTCGGCGGTACGGGTGCGATCGAGGCGGTCGCTGGCTTGCCGCTCACCGGCGGCACCAACGGCGCCGTAACCAATGCCGACCACACGACCTATCTGGAGGCGGTCGAACTGCAGGAGTTCCATACGATGGCCGTGACGGCTACCGATCCACTCCTGAAGTCGGTGTACGCGAGCTTTGTCACGCGGCTGCGCGAGCAGGAGGGCAAGAAGATCCAGGTTGTCCTCTCCGATTATCCTACAGCAGACTTCGAAGGCGTCGTCAGCGTCAAGAATGGCGTCGTCCTGTCGGACGGCACCGTCATCTCTGCGGCTGAGGCGACTGCATGGGTAGCAGGCGCGCTGGCGGCAGCGGGGCCGGATGAGTCGCTCACCTACCAAGGCTACGACGATGCGGTCGATGTGGACACGCGCTACACGAACACGCAGATCGAGGCGGCGCTGCGGAACGGCGAGTTTCTGTTCACGGCAAGCCACGGCCGCGCAGTCGTCGAGCAGGACATCAACACACTGCGCAGCTTTACGCCGAGCAAGGGCAAGGCGCATGCCAAAAACCGGGTGATCCGGGTGCTGGATGGCATCAACAACGATTTCAAGCGGATCTTCGAAACCTTCTTCCTCGGCAAGGTAGACAATACGGCTGACGGTCGCAATCTGCTGCGCAACGAGTGTAATGCCTATCTGACGAATCTGCTGGAGCTCGGAGCGATCCAGAACTTCGATGCCCAGACCGATGTCGTCGTCGAGCCAGGCGTCGACAGCGATGCCGTCGTCATGACCGTCTATGTGCAGCCGGTCGATGCAGTCGAAAAAATCTATATGAAAGTGCAGGTGAGGTAACATGGCATTCTTGAAGGCGCGGGATACGATTACCGGACAGGAAGGGACGGCATTTGCTTCGATTAATGGCGTGGTCGAGGAGATGTTCTATATCAAGAAGATCGAGGCGACGGTGGAAAAACAGAAGGCAGAGGTTAAAACGCTCGGACGCCGCGGCGTCCAGCACAAGGCGATCGGCTGGAGCGGCAGCGGCACGATGACGATCTATTACATCACGTCGCGCTTCCGTCAGATGATGCTTGACTATATCAAGACGGGCAAGGACACCTACTTCGACGTGATGATCACCAATGCCGATCCATCCTCAAGCGTCGGTCGCCAAACGGTCACGCTCAAGGGCGTCAACCTGAACAGCATCATGATGGCGCTGCTCGACACCGACGCGGAGACGCTCGAGGAAGAGGTCGAGTTCAGCTTTGAGGATGTCGACATCAACGAGAAGTTCAAGCAGCCAAGCTTGGGCTAATAAGCAGGCTATTACACGAGGGCCCGTCGTCATACTACCCTCAAAATGCCGAAGAGGCACGGAATCGAATCTGTAGAAGCGAAGCGCTCGCCTTTGTCTCCGGATTTTAACCGCTAATGCGGTACAAACCAAGAAATCTGGGGACAACAGCGATCGGAAGATCGATCCCGTGACCGTAGGCTTAAATTTGAGGGTAGTTTGACCGTTCACCATTAATCACAGGAGAGGGGTACAAGCATGAGTGATCTGAGTTTGTTCTATGCCCAAAATGCGGGGCCGGAGGTTCTGGAGGAGTTCGTCGTCTCGGAGCGCTACAAGGATGCCAAGGGCGAGGCTGTGCCATGGAAGCTGCGCAGCATGACCGAGGCGGAGAACGAGGAGTGCCGCAAGGCGTCGACCCGCCGGGTCAAGGGCAAAAACGGCACCTACGCTCCGGAGATCAACTACGACGATTACCTGGCCAAGCTGACGGTGGCGAGCGTCGTCTTCCCGAATCTGAAGGACGCGGAGCTGCAGAAGTCCTACCAGGTGCTGGGCGCCGAATCGTTGCTGCGGACGATGCTGCTGCCGGGCGAATACGCCTCGCTGGTGCAGAAGGTGCAGGAGCTGAACGGCTATGACAAGGATATTAACGAGCTGGTGGACGAGGTAAAAAACTAATCCACGAGGGCGACGGAGAGGCGAATTACGCCTACTACGCCCTCCACGAGCTCGGCATCCTGCCCCATGATCTGGTGAAGATGGGCCTTCGCGAGAAGGCCGCTCTCTTCGCCATGATCGACATCCGCATCGATAGCGAGAAGAAGAGCATGAACAAGGCCAAGCGCAGGTGAGGCCTGGAGGAGAGAGGAGGTGAGGGGATGGCAAAGACAATAGATGTGTTCACAAACTTAAAGCTTTTATGGTATGTACCAGCAATTAAAGTCATCGATCCGAATAAGCAGCAAAGAAAGCTGTCTGAAAGACAACAGTACAATGATTATAAGACGAGTATTTTAAATCTCAATTGGATGCAGCTTCAGCTTGCAAGGAAAGAAAAGCAAATCCAGAAGGAATTGAAAAAAGCCCAGAAAGCTGCAATTAAATCCGAGAAGGCCGAACAGGCTAAAAAAGCCGCCGTCACTACGGATGACCCTGGTCCAGCCGCTGATAGAATGCCTAAACGACCCAAGTCATCGAATAAAACAAAAAGCGGGAAGCGACAACAGAAAAAATATAATCGCGCGATGGCCAATCGCAAGAAAGAAAAGCAAGCGGCGAACAAAGAAGGGGCTGCTGCTCAAGGACCGATTAAATACAAGGAAATGGAGAAACCGGACTTCTTTGATGATAAGGCAATTAAATCAATGAAGATGGTTTTTCCATTGGAGGCTGCAAAAAAGCAACTCAGTAGCTTGTATAAATTTTCCAAGGGTGCTCTTGAGGCTACAAACACTCGCGTATCAGCCGAAGCCCTGTTGCAATCCAAGCTAAACAATCAGGCCAGCGGCATGACACCTGAGGTGGGAAGACAAATGTCTGCCCACGTAGATCAGCTTCAAAATAGCAGTACGATTAGCTCTGTAGCCGGTCTTGGAGGCATGGCAGAATTGAGCGGGTCTGTGATGAACCCTCAGAACATTATGGCCATGACAGGTTCGATGTATGATCTTGCAGCGAGTACCCATGGCGCAAAAGTAAGCCAGGAGCAGATTGTCAAGACAGCTGAAGCTATGGGCGATGCAATGAAAGGGAAGGTAAGCAGTCTTGAAGGGCTGGGTATCGAATTTACGAAGCAGCAAGAACAGGTTATGAAATACGGAAACGAAGCCCAACGAACCCAAACCTTGATTGGCTTGCTCGAAAAACAAGTTGGCGGTGCGGCTGCAGCTATGGCTGATACGCCGGAGGGGCGTATTTTGCAGCTGCAAAATGCATGGACTGGCATCCAGGAAACGATCGGTCAGGCTTTAATGCCTGCAGTTATGTCATTAGTTGAGTTTATAATGGCTAACATGCCTGCAATTGAAAGCATTATGACGCAAGCCTTTATGGCAGTTGGCGCTGCTGTCCAGTTCATTGTAAGTGCCCTTCAGTTTATGTTTACCTTCATTGCGGATAATTGGTCCACCATTCTTCCAATACTTATCGCGATTGCAACCGTGTTTCTTGTCGCGATTATCATCCAATTGTACGCGATGGCTGTAGCTTGGCTTGCTGCTGCATGGCCGATCCTTCTAATCATTCTAATTGTCGCCTTGCTTGTCGAGGCAATCATGATGATGGGGGGGACAACAGAAGAAATCGTAGGCGCGATTGTTGGTGCATTCGCTCTGCTTTTTGCTCATTTGTGGAACGGGGTGGCCGTAGTATGGAACCTTTTTGCTTCCTTTGCGGAGTTTTTGATGAATCTTTTCATTGACCCTGTTTACGCGATCCAGAAGCTGTTTTACGATCTTTCGATGACGATTTATGAGCTTATCCTCTCTATTGTCAAAGCGATTGAGGATATGGTGCTTCGAGTGGCTAACATCTTGAACAAGTTAGGCTTAAACATTGATGTTAGTGGAGGCTTTGATTTTATAAGTGGCAAAATTGAAGGCTACATGGACAAGCTCAAGGAAACGAAGCCTGAATCGGATAAAAAAGTCATTGAATTGGCTCGTATGAATCTGAAAGATCCAACGGCAATGGCTGAAGCTGGTTTTAATTACGGCAGCAACCTTGTGGGTCAAACACGCGGCAAGCTGGACGGATTCAAGGATAAGATGGGTGCGCCTCTTGGAAAAGATATCGGCAAATCCATCCCCGGCGGCGGCAGAGAGCCGAACATCGGCCAGGTCGGTCGAGTCGGAGAGGTGGGCAAGATCGACAAGGAAGTGGACATCTCGCAGGAGGATCTGAAGCTGATGCGCGATCTGGCCGAGATCAAGGCGATCCAGAACTTCGTCACCCTGACGCCG